TATGCCAACACTTTAATCTGATTCAACGGAGAAATCTGTTGAATTTTTTCCACATCCACAACTTCTACCAAACCCCAATCTGCCAGAAGTTGTGCAATACGATTACGACGCTGGACATCATTCAACGTTAGGTTGGCGTGTTTACCATCAAGAGCAAACAACTCTTTAAAATGCACCAGATAATATCTACCCTGCTTATGCAGAATATGACATGACTGATAAATCTTTTTCTCTTTTCTAGAAGCGACTCCAATACGGGTCAAAGTCTCACGCACTTTCAAAAAGTCGTCAGGTTCCCCAAGAACCACTTCAACCATTTGTTCAGGTGACCACTTCACTTCAGGTTCTTGAACGACACTCATCTTGTTCCTCCAGTATCAAATTTTGATTTAATAAATGTAAGTTGTTCCTTTGTCAAGATTCGTAGTGCTTGCTTTGCCTTCTCATTACTATAACCATAATGACGTTTGACATAATCAAGATCTTTGATCTTATCTTGTCGGAGCCAGGGAGAAAATCTCTTCTTTTTCCTGAGACTATTTAGATAAAAATCATATTGCATTTTCTTTGGAATGTTGTTATGAATGTTCATCTCATTCGCAAACATAATCGCATCAAGATGACCCGAGAAACAACGGTTGACAATATATGGAGGATATTCTCTTTCAAGAGTAGGATCTTCATCAAGCAAGTTCTTTTTGGTCTGATTGATTGAGTTGAGCCAGTCCTTTAAGTCCATAGTTAAAAAGTAGAAGTTCCTTGCGTTGTTTTTGATCTCGCATATACTCACCTACGGATCGCATTGTGTATGTGAGATCAAATTCTCCTGCGTTCCAGTCTTTGAATCGGTCTTTAACCAACTGGTCGGCATTATAACTGATGAGGCAATCCATAGAGCAAGAATCACAATCTGAGGCAAAAAGATCGTGATCGAATCCCTTGTGCATAGATCCCTTTTTACCATAGAGATTATCTTTGATATCGTAAGGAGGGTCCAAATAAAGGAAAGCAGTTTTCTCCGAACCTTCATCCAAGAGTTTGTCGTAGGAAAGATTGGTGATTTCCCAGTTCTTGATAATTTCAGAGTATCCAGGTAGTTTATCTATTCCTCGCATTGAGAAGTTTGAGTCAGATGCTTGGGCAGAAAAGGATGAGGACTCAGTGAGACCAGAAAAAGAGCACTTGTTAATAACATAAAAACTAACGGCACGATGAAAGGGTTCACTTTGTGCTTCATTGTTCAAGTACTCCTTTGCTTCTAGAAATAAATTCTTTGCCGCTGTTGGTTCAGGATGACGATACTTCAACTGAACAAGTTCATCACGGATCTTCTGCCCATCACTCTGAAGGACCTTCCAGAAGTTTACCAGAGGTTCATACAGGTCATTCACCCAAACCTTGACAGTCGGATACTTCTTGGTTACATGAATTGCTACACTGCCACCACCGAGGAATGGTTCACGATACTCATCATACTCCCGAAGATCGGGGAAGTATTGATCCATCTTAGTGCAAGCACGAGATTTACCACCAGGATAACGAAGAGGTGTCTTGTATGCTTTCATTACAGAATTTCCTGAAGATTGTCAAGAATTTCGGCAGAGGAAATCTTCTTCTCTGCAGGTTTAATATCTTTGGCAAGCATAATATACTCTCCTGGTTGTAGTTTGAACTTAGCAACAGGTGACTTCTCAGTGAAGTAAATACGCTTTTCAACAGTATCCCAGTCTGTAATAGCAATACTCATGGACATCGTATCTACAAGAAGCATATAATCAAATGTCTTATTTACTACCTTACTTTCACCACGAAAGTTCTTCAAGTCAATAGCAGACGTGCTGCCATTCTTATTGAACATCTTAAGCTTTCCTTTCATCTCATAGTTGACACTATCTACAGAAGTAAAGTCAACACCATCTTTGTAGTCACCCACATACTGAAGTTGACCACCACTCCACTTGGCAAAGGACTTTTCCTGTAACCAAGTGCGGATGGTCTTGAAGGCGTTTGATTTCATTTGAGTTGTATTGGTAGAGTTAACGCAACCAAAGAACTCTTCAAGGTTGATCAGACTGATGTCCAGATTCGATTTCATAATCAGGTTCGTTGTATTTCAAAAATTCCCAGAAGGTCAATTTCATTTCCTTCTGGGTCATGCCGCAGTGCTTGGCGGCTGCGGGCAAACTCATTATAGCACGAAATAGTGCCAAATTGGCCTCCTTCACGTTTTGAGGAGTAGTTTTTACCTTTGGTTCAACTAAATTACTCTTGTCAGTTTTTAAAAAATTCATAGGTAGTTCGGTTCATCCGCACGAAGAAGAACACCATCAACCTTGTTGAATAGTTCTTGCATATCACCATGTAATACACGATATCCAGTTCCAACATATAATTGTCCCAGAACAACCGCAACAGTTGCAATGCCCCAAAATACATAATAAAATCGTGACTTCACCTGATGTATTCTGCTGGATACATGGTGATGATGATGCTTTTGACTCTTTTTCATTTGAATTCACACTCCACCATAATTTCGGTTAAACAAGCAAGCATATTTATCTCTTGGTCGGCAACGAATGCTGCCTGATACTGATACTTAGCTAAAACAAGGACCGCAGCAGGAATACTACCAGGGACCAAGGATTCGTAAAGAGAATCATAAATACGACGCAGAAGTACAGTAGTATCATTGTCTAGATTACTAACAATCCACTTTCTTACTTCAGCAAAGTTTTTAGTCTTAAGATTTTTGACTAGTTCATTTACAGCAACATCAGAAAACGTAGTAAGAATACCAGAGTCAATTTTTCCACTAACTGAGTATCGCTGAATCTCATTGAGTACACGACGCCAATCAGGAAAGTGTTTGTTGACAAGTTCTACCAGGACCTTGTTATCATATTCAACACCTTCTGCACCCAGGATTTCTTGGAGACGCTTGAAGAATTGTGCGGCAATAGATTGTCGGTCTTTTCCTTTAATTCCAAATTCAATGACTGCACATCGGGAGTGGAGGGGTTCAAGGATTTTGTTTTTGTAGTTACAGGTAAAGATGAATCTACAATTGCCAGCGAACTCCTCAATAAACGCCCGTAAGCAGAGTTGTACATCATTGGATGTGTTGTCAGCTTCGTCAATGATGATGACTTTGTGTTTAGAATCTGATGTAAGCGATACGGTCGAAGCGAAATTCTTCGCATTGTTTCTGACAGTATCAAGGAATCGTCCCTCATCGGATCCATTGATGACATAAACATCTACTCCAAGTTCATTACAGAGTGCCTTTGCTACTGTTGTCTTGCCAATGCCTGGAGGACCAGCAAGTAGCATATTAGGAATCTCTCCCTTATCTAGGAAATCCTGAAACGTCTTCTTTGTAGCAGTAGGCAGAATACACTCAGAAATCGTCTTAGGACGATATTTCTCAACCCAGATGAAGTTGCTCATAATCAAAAAAGTAATTTACTAAAACTAATCGCTAGAAGGAATCCTAGCATAATAACAACATCCCAAGATTTTGTCCTTATAAAGTAAGGAACTGAAATCATATCGGCAATGAAGTGCAGCATAACTCCAAGAGTTATATTGATATGAAGAACAACAAAATATGCAGTAATCACTAGGATACTACCAGTTATTCTCATTGGGACATCAACTTTAGTCATTTCAAAGGTCGAATAAAGATTTCAGATACAATGTCCGTTGCACCCATTGCTTCATACATGTATGTGGCACCGGATCGTGGATTTGTATGATCACCACAAGTGAACACATCACATACTGCCATACCATTCTCTGGCCATGTATGAATACTGATGTGGGACTCAGCAAGAAGTGCTACAGCAGTAACTCCTTGAGGATCAAACTTATGCGATTGAATACCAAGGAGTGTGATCTCTGATAGCGTGGCAGCATTCAGAAGAACATTGCGAATGTGTGCCTCATCATCTAAAAGTCCAAAAGGACAACCCTTCAAAGTAAAGAGTATATGTCTCATCCGAATGTAGAATCAGGTTCTAGAGCGATAAAGTATGTAAGGTTGTACTTAGAGTTAGTAAACTTGGACAAGAGTTTAGATGAGACAATAACATCATAGGCACCAGGGATGATTTTGATATTCTCAATCTTAAAGTTAAAGGTAAACTCTTTATCAGTTTCCCCAACAACAAATTCTTCTGCGTGAGAAGTATCGTTCTTCTTGTCGCGAACAACCAGTTTAACGATACCTGCACCACCAACAACAGACAAGTCAGGAAGTTGTAGAACAGCAGCAGCTTTCAGAACCTGAGAGAGGGTATTACTGTCCAGTTGAAAACAAACATCCTGAGTTGGAAGACTGATTTCTTTTTCGGGAGGAGCAATAATAACGGCAGGATCAGAATAGAAATACTTGCCCCGACGATTGCCTTCACGATAGGCAAGATAACTTTCTTCTTTGAAGTCTAGACCTGGATTTGTATAAGTGCTCAGAATGTTCAGAAGTTGATTCAGATCATATAGAGCAACATCACGAGGGAACTCTTCATCAATTTCTGCTTCAGCAAGAATGTTCTTAGCAACAGAGATAGTGCGGAGTTTATTGCCCTGCTTCACAAGAATAGAGTTGTTAATCCCAGCAAAATTCTTGAGGATAGTGAGGGTATTGTCAGAAAATTTCATAGGTTCGCGTAGTTTCATCACTGAGGGTAAGTTTCACGTTGAGCATTCTTATCGTTAAAATGCATTAGAAGTACAGCATAGTGCAGAATCTTCATAATGTCACGACGGGCAGTTCCTTTCTTGTCGTAACGAGAAGCATATTTGAGGATATTGGATCGGCAGAATGCCTCACCATCACCACATGCTTCAATTAAATCAAGAGTTTGAATTTTATCAGAACCAGCAGAATAATGCTGATCGTATGTTCTAACAATATAGTCAGTTAATTCTTTGAGGATTTCTTGCTCACTATACTTGTATCGTGTGGATTCATTGTTCATAGTGTTTTCAAAAATAGTAATTGTACCCGTATTCAGATTGTGTTCGTCTTCGGGACCGTACATAATATCGTAAAGTAAAGACCAAGAGTTTGTCATTATTATATCAGGACTCAACCTCTTCGTCAATTGGCATCTCAAAGTCAGCATCAACCTTGTCATAGAGTTCAAGGAATGCTTGCTTTGTTTCATCATCAAAACGATTGACACAGACCTGAATTGCCTTTGCCTTATCCTCAAAGATGCTGTATGCCTTCACAATATGGACCAGACGGCGGGTGCTGATGATTTCTTCAATACCACCATCATAGAAGGTCTTTCGGATGATGTCTGCCCAATCTGCAAGTCGCTTACAGAAGTTCTTATCATCACACAGTTTGTTCAGAATCTTGATTTCAGTAGCAGTAGTGGGATATTCCTGCTCAAAGGTCACTGGGAATCTTTCAAGGAAGGCTTCATTGAGCACGTTAGTTCCAATGAATCGTCCGTCGTCTGAACCTTTACCCTTAGTATTTGCGGTTGCGATGACGTTGAAACCTGCAGTGGGGTGTACAAACTTCCCAATTTTCTTGAGAAAGACTCCATTTCCTTCAAGGATACTTTGGAGACAGAGAATTTTATTAGAGGCGAGGTCAACCTCGTCAAGGAGCAAGACAGCACCTCGTTCGAGTGCTTCAATGACTGGGCCATTGTGCCAGACGGTTGCACCATTGACAAGGCGAAAACCGCCGATAAGATCATCTTCATCAGTTTCAATAGTAATGTTTACACGGATAAGTTCCCGTCCGAGTTGGGCACACGCTTGTTCGACAGAAAACGTTTTACCGTTACCCGAAAGACCTGTGATAAACGTAGGGTAAAATACACGGGACTGAATAATTTTTTTAAGGTCGCCAAAATTACCAAACTTGACGAAGGTATCATCTTTTTCTGGGATGAGATTTTGAGCAACAGCAGGCATCGCTGCAGGAGCATTGTAAGACACTTCTAATTCCTGAACGGTCTCTTTAGTCACTTCAAGGTTCCATTTGCCACGACTTACTTTACAACCCTGCCTCTCAAGGCGACGGGTGATACTCTGATAATTACAGTCATTCATAGCACACCATCCCCGGATGTCAGCAGAGGTGACTTCAGGACCATAAGCATTTTGGAGTGAAGTTATGATGGATGAAAGTTGCATGGGGGGGTTCGTTTCAACATAGTAATTATACAAAAAAAGAGGGTCATATAGACCCCCTAGTGGACAGTTATACAAGTGTCACATCACTTGGATTTGCGGAGAGACCTCTTGGTTTCTTTTATAGGAGCGGGTGGTTCCAGTTCAACAACGGGTTCTGGTGCGGGTTCAACAACTGGTGCTGGTGTGGGGGCAGGAGCAGGTGCAGGTGCTTCCGCTGCCTTGCCGCCAATTAAATCTCCAAATCTGCTCATGATCCTTACGTAGTTTTCTATTATTTATTAAGCAACAAGTTCCACAAACTCACCAAGAATTTTCTTGTTCATTTTCTTAGTACGAAGACTTTTGACAAAAGCACTCTTGATTTGCATTTTAGTAGCATCTTCTTTTACCTCAAACTCAGTATCCTGAGACAGCGAGTTTGCGGAGAGAGCAAAATAACTATGATATCCAGATTTTTTGATAGTGAATGATTTATCTTTACGCCATGAAAGTTCTGCCTTGTCATAGTCATCGTTGAAGACACCACAGTAACGACGAATGAATGCTTTGGCATCTCTAGATTCAATGATACGAATACCGATAAAGTTCATGTCAGGAAAGGTTGTCCTCAAATCTTCCAGTAAAACATCTGTCATCTCATACCACTGATCACCCAGAGAGCGACTAGTACCGGTTTTTCTGTTCCGCAAAAAGCAGTTAGAACCAAGAGAATTGACTCCAATAAAAGGTTCAATCGCATTACGACGGAAGAATTCACGATGATATTTTAGAGGAGCTGCTTCACCATCAGTAAGAATCACACACTGAACTTTTTGAAGTTTGTTTTTACGCTTAAACTCTGGAAGGATTTTATAAAGGGAAATCAAGGTCTCATTCAAAGGAGTCCCAGAAAGATTCCAACCAATGGGACTAGGATACATAACCCAATAACGATGAGAGTATGCTACCCTAAAAACATTTTTCATCTGTTTTTCAAGTTCAGAGCTACTTGTTTTACTGGTGAAGATGTTCATAAGAGAGAACCACTCTGGAATGGAAATCAATCCATCTTGAGGAGTATATGAACGCTCACGAACATATGATCCACCATATTCATTATGATTGAGTAGAGGATAATCACTGGTAAATGCATAAACATCAAAAGGAATAGACACCTTTTTACAGAACCACATCAAGTTGTAAAGTTGCTTGAGTGTGTCAATTAAGACGTTGTTCATAGAAGCAGACCAGTCAAGAATGAACACCAACCCATGGTTTTTTCCATCAGCAAGCGTAGTAACCTTCCTGAAAAGATCTTCACTATATTTGTAAGTATGAAGTTTAGAACAGTCCAGAACACCTGTGCGAGAGGTCGTAGCACGAGCATACGAGTCTGCTGCCTTCTTACATTCAAACTCTTTGACCAGATAGTTGACTTCTTTCTGAGCAGACTTTTTGAACTCTAGATATTGAGTATCAATAACATCAAACGCATCACTTTTCTCATATTCATCCCAAACTTCAGAGCACTTTCCATGAACTTCAGCGTTAGAAACAACGACCTTACTCAAGTTCATGTTAGGAATCTCCACATATACATTCTCTAAACCCTGATTATCAACAAGATCTTTTAAGGCATCTTCAAGTGCTTCCATAGTCTTGACTTCAACATTATCGTCATTTTCTTCCGATCCAGTCTCCTCTTCATCTTGTGTATCTTCAGAATCCTGCTGTTGAGAAGGTGCTGATTGATTATCATTCTCCACCTCCTCAGTTTGTTCCTCAGTTTCTTCAGACTGACCCTGAGGTTGAATTTCTTGATTCTGTTCTTGCTTCTGTTCCTGCTCACAGAACTTCTGAATCATTTCAGAAACATCAAGAACTTCTTCAAATGTTTCACAATCACCAACTTTCTTGACCAGTTCTACCTCTTCTTCCGTAAAGGGAACAACCTCAAAACTACCAATCTTGTAATAGAGATTGATTTTATCAGCAAGATTATAAGAGTTCAAGTCATCATCACCAATATCAAAAAAATCCTGATCAGATAGTTCCTTATATCCACGATAGAACGACTTAGAGATACCAGCATAACGACGCTTCATCAACTTCTCAATACGAGCATCCTCAACAACATTTACAATCTGAGGGTTGATTCGCCTATCTTTAATCCAATTAATATCAGGCGTGTAGAGGGCGTGACCGACCTCATGACCTACCAACATGTCATAGACCATTCCACTTGCCTTCTCCCACATAGGGAGCGTCAGGACGCGACTATGGACGTTGAAGCAAGCGGTCTCCACTTTCTTGTGCTCAACTATCAGATCCTCAGTGGCAAGCAACTTGGCAAGTTG